GCACATTTTCGTAGTGGCATAGGTCATTCTTCCCTGTCTAGTTCTGTGTCGAATTCAGCTAACTCATACATTTCATCCATGTCACCATTGGCATAGTCTTCTGTTAACTGGATAATTTTTTCTTCTGATACCTTTTTAGGGTTGTAAAACACATATTCATCTTGGACAGGAATCATCTCCCATCCCTTTGGCCCTTCTTCTTTGTCAGTTACAAGTATATTCATTTTTTAAGTATTAATGGTATTTTTGACTTTTTCATCGTCCCAACAATGGTTTCTTTGCTTCCTGTTCTTACTGTTTGCTTGGGATGACTGCTTGCATAGTCAGGGAACAACGTAACTGGATCTCTTGGTGTTTCAAGAATAAAGTTATTTGCATCTTCTGGGCCAAGCATCATCCAGTCATAAGATGGATGTATTCTGAACTTAGGGTTTTTTATGAACTGGTCACGAAGATATCTTTCAGTGTCACTCATCTTAGCTTCTTGCTTTGGATCATTTCCAGTGTAGATAGCGAAAGCATCCATGTCTTTCGACAATTGAACTGCTGCTACGATATCTAAGTTTTTACCTTTATTGAAATCCATTGACTCTAATAGACGTTGAGCAACGGAAGGAATGAATGGCAGTCCATCAATCCTATCCATTGCGCTTCCACGTTGGTTAAATGTGAATTTAGACGCTTCTTCTGAGAATGTTTTGTCCTTATATTTATTAACAATTTTCTTATACCAATCTTGATCTTTGTACTTACTAATATGATCATCAAATGACTTATCGAAACCCTCAATATTACCTTTAGTTGCTTGTGACTTCATTGATCCCAATGCACCCAAGAAATCAACGCTAGGCTTATATTTCTCAATATTTTTAGCTTCAAATCTTTCAATTAAATTGAATTCTGATTGGGTTATTTCATTGTCTTTTAATAAACTTTTAGCTTTCTTATATCGTTTTAAATGTTTGGCTGGATTTTTTGCTCCCAACTCAAGTATAACGTGCAATGCATCTAGTCGATCTTGCGGTATAGATGCAGACGTTGAATCGATTTCAGACATCACATCTTGAACGAATTTGCGATTGCTTTTATGCGCTCTTTCTTTCATCAATTGAATAAGTGCCATCCCAGACGTTGTATTCTTAATAATGTTCTTTGCCCTTGTAACAAAAGCAGCAGTCATATTTGCCCAAACAGGTTTAAATCCTCTTCCATCTGGTAATTTAGCTATTGCTTGATTAGATTTAAGCCAAGGATGTAATGGCCCACCCATGTTTGAACCTCTTGTGTTGTGCCTGTCAGCTTCTAGCATTGCAACTTGTTCTCCAGATATTGAAGATATATCTGAAACTTTAGGAAGAACTGTTGTTTTAGGATCAACTTCGTATTCAATAACACGATTATCTTCAGTTGGTTTTGTTGCTATTTTAAAGTATCCCCTATCTGGAAATTTAGATGGCAATTTTCCACCAACAGAATGAGTGAAATCAGGTTCTATATCTCTTTCAGGTTCTTTTTTAGCAGTCTTAGGTTTTTTAGCACCCTCCGCTGGCATGAACTGCAAGCCAGTTATGTCAGAAGATTGTATGCTTTTTTCTGAGCTATCTGGTTTCAACTCCATATCAGGCAGCATAGCCTTGCCCCGCATAGGTGGCTCAATTTCACCCAGCGAGAGTGCCTTCGCTCCAACCACCTTGGTTGGTGCGGATATGCCCTCTAGGGGGCGTATACGCGCAGAGATAGGCTCGTATTTGGTGGGTTGCTCTGCTGGCATGAAAGCAAAGTTAGCTTTATTTCCATAAACAGGATTTTTAACAAAAACAGTATTTCCTACAGAAATTGCTTCATCTCCAGATAATACTGGTTCTTCATTTGTTTTATCATAAAAATAAGAATGATCTTTTGGATTGTATCCAACTGGAATCCAATCGTTGATATCCTCTGGAATTTCTCTTGATGAATTGAATTCACCTTCAACTGTTGCTACAGGAAATTTATTTGATTCTCCAGACTTTATTTTTTTTGCACCAACTTCATTTGAAAAGAAAACAGGATTGTCTACTTTTGCGATAGTATCATATCCAATTCTATCTCCAACGCTCCCTCTTTCAGCACCTTTTTTCTTTTCGTGAACAGTTACAACATATACTCCCTTTGATGTAAATGCTGGGATATCAATTCTTAATCCAACTGGATATCCGTCCTCTAAGTCTCTATGCATTCCAAAAAAGTTGCGTTTATTTGAACTTAATGCATCAATAGCTTGCTCTTCAGAAGGTGGATTTGAATATTTTATATTTTCAGTATCTGCTGGCATGAACTGCAACTGACCACCTCTCACTTTACCTGCCATTTCTGGAGTGATGTTTACACGCCAGATTGGGGTATCCTTCATGGAAGGGATGGTGTAACCACCCTTGTCAATGTCTGGCCCTTTTTGCATAATGCCAGAGTCAACCTTCTCAACCTTGCCACCCATCTTCGCTACATATTTGCCAACCTCTTTAGGGAGGATTTGATCGTAGAATCCCTTCATGCCTTCACCACCTACTTTAAGATCAAGTCCAGATAGCGAGTGATATTCGTCACCATCCTCTGTTTCTCGCTTCTTACCTTTGTTTTCTTGCATTTTTTGTGCAAGTTCTTTGCCGAATGTTGCCTCTACTTCAGAGAGTTCCATTCCTTCTTTTGAAAATACTTCATTCTTTCCTTTTATTGCTGAAGCTGAATAAAGACCATCTTCGTCAATTGAATAATCAATTGCATCAACCTGCTTACTCAAGTCATATCGTTCGGCTTGCGTATCACCAGTAGTCCAACCAATCCACTTCTTGTCTGACTCCACGGCATCTCGCAATGCGCGTTTGAAGAGTTGGATAGACCAGTCTTTGCGGAATGGTGCGTCTGTAGGAGAATCAATGGATCCACCTTGATTCCTTTGCATTAAATTTAATGCTTCGGAATACAATGCTTTATATTCTGGAGTTGGATTTTCTTCCGCTCCCTGCATTTCCATTTCTTCAACTTTATCACGAATGATATCCAATCGTTTTTTTTCTTCTGTTGAAAGCGGTTTAAAATCTTCACGATACCCCTTCTCCCTACCTGCCTGATGCCTGTCAGACTGCCATTCCTCAACAAACAACCCATCGTTACCCTGCGCGTCTGTGCGCTCGTTGAGACGCATATGCGCTACATAGTTGGGTGTGTCTGGGAAGTGGGAGGAGATGTAGCCAGCCCTTTCAGATGATGGAATACGAACCAAATCAGACTGCCTGTCAATTAAACCTCTTAATTGTTTTTGAATTTCGTTCCACTCTGGAGATTGTTGTTCAAATTGAGATTGCTGCTTATTTAATTCAAATATTTGTTTTTTAAGTTTTGCTTCTTCTTCTACGATTTTATTAGGCATCGTCATCACCACCTCTCGGTAGTTTGTGCCACTGGGGAGTTGGTATTGAGCGTACTTAGGATCTTGTAATTCAGTATTTAAATCACTTTGAACATATTTCTCTACAATTGCGTCAGCATCTTCTTTTTCTTTTAAAACATTATCCCATTCTTTGCTATTTATTTCTTCCCACTTTTTAATTCCTTCATCTGAAGATGCCACCGAGGAGAAAGGAACGGCCCAACCAGCTAGTTCTTGATATTCTCTGTCCAACTCTTCAATTCTATTTTGAGCTTTTTCTGATTTTGCAATTGCGTTACGATATTCAGGGAATTTTGAAAGTCCTCCAACTGATCCAAGAGTAACCTCCTCAAACTTAACAGCACCTTCATTGCGAAGGTAATCCATAACCTTGTCTTTTGGAACCTTGCCTTGGTTCTCCGCTGCAAGACGATCAATCTCACCTAGCACTCCAGACCACTTCAGTTCCTCGGCCTTTGCATTCTGTGGGTTGTTGACGATTGCCTTGAGTTGTTCTGGTGACGCAAATTTACCCTGCACCTTTTCGTCTATGGTCTTTTGAAGTCCAGAGTACATTCCACGCTCGGAGGTTGGGTATCGCTCCGTTTCCGTAGCCTCAATCGGATCTTCTGGCATGAAGTTGAGTTTTGCTTTCTCGTAATCAATTGGAAGTTTAGGAAGATGGTCTGCATCTAACAATTCTGCCATGTGATCAATCCGCATGGACATAATTGTTCGATCAAGACTCTTGTTTTTAGGATCACCTTTTCTTTTCGGAATAGTTGTCCTATCCAAATTTAATGCTTGGGTTTCATTGGTAAACAAATTCAAAAAGTCATTAAGAATAGACTTCTTAACTTCTGCTGCTTGAACATCTGCATCCAATTGATTTGTTCCTATAGGTTGCCCTTGCTTGTCATAACCACTTCCTTCAATTCCCTTTGTCCAGTTGTCTAAATACTTTTTAGAAAAATCAGCCCAAAATGCTTCCTTGCTACCACCCCAAGGATTCAACCTGTTTGGCATACGATCACTCCACAGGTTTAATTTCTCAATCATTCTACCAGCGGAAATTGTTGTCACCAAGAAGTTGCCATCCTTTGACAAGTGAAGTCCGATTGGCACTACATCATAGATTTTAGGAGAGAACGCCTTGTAGTTGCCTTTATCGTCCATTACTGCGGCATAATCGACATAGAAGCGTGTTCCATCTTTCTTAACAATAGCTTCGTTGAGATCCAATAGGTATTTTTTGATCTTTAGAGGAACAATGCCTTCAGGCAAGTCTTGAATAGCCTTAATCTGCATTGGAGTAAATGATCCCCGATATGTTTGAGAGTCTTCAGAAACCGCTTCAAATCGACCCGGTGTGCCGTAATCTGGAGTATCAATTGCCTGTTTGAACAACGATGCCCTATCTTGTTGTAGTTTTTTAAGGTCTTTAGGATTTAGTAACCTTGGGGTTACACCATCAACCTCCGTGGCAACTTGCTTGGCAATTGACAATGTTCCACCCTCTGGAACTTGCAACTGACGCAATTGAACTGGAATTTGACCATATCCACTCAACCTTTCCTCACCATCTTTGCTAATCCTCCACGATCCTTCATAGACAGATGGGTCATTAACATCAACTGCCGCACCTACTGGATTGCCATCAGCATCGAATACCTGTGCAACAACCTTTGTTGCAAACAATCCAGAATCCATTCCATAGCGTTCTGCTGCTATCTTGCTTTTCTTGATTTCTGCCTTTGAGATTGGTGCTGCTTGCGGCATAGATGCCATTGTAGAAAAGTCACCATTCATGCTTTGGATTAATCGCACGGCATTCCTTGCGGCAGATTGCGCCTCTGGTGGTAGTTTTGCATTGGTCAACTCTGAAACAACATCTTGGGATGCGCCAAGACCAAGAACCTTGGTCACGGCATTCTTCAACAAATTGTTTTTCATCTTCAATCGAGCAACATCGAGCAAATGAAGTTGCTTAGAATCTAGATCCTTTCCAAGATTTCTTGAAAGCGTATTAGAAAATAACTCAGCAAGAATCTCTTCCTGCATATACGCGCCAACGTCCTTGGCATTTAATGAGTTTGTATTGTAATCCCAAACCCCAAGACCCTTAGCAATCTCTGCAACCTGATCTTTTGGTCTGTTTTTAAGATAGTCCTTAACGAACATCTCATTGAGTTGCTTTTCAGAGTACAATCCATTTGAAATCTCCTTAACAGCACTAGATGCGTCTTTGATTTCGTTTGTGAAAAGAACCTTCCTAGCGTCACCCATAGCATTCTGGATCTCTGGAATGCGAGCGAAGTGATGGCCTGTTTCGTGATTGAGTGCTTCAGTTGGTGTCTCTCCAAAGATCATCATGCGATTCTGTAGAGCATCAGAATTTACTACAATGGATGGTTTAGAGGTATCGAAAACAAGACCCTTAGATGCATCAGAAACCTCCACGCCGGGGCGATACTCGTTACCACCTGTTCCAGAGTAGAACCCCTGCTGTGTTGCACTCATCATCAGATCCTCATCAGAAACATCCCTGTATTCTGGTTTGTTCCGAAAGTGGTCAAAGATTTGATTTGTAGATAAAATGTGGAACCCAACATTGTTCTGTCCAGCTTTTAGAGTTCCATTAATCAGCATATTGTTTCTAGCCAATTGCTGTAGGAAGTTCTTCCCAAATTCATTTCTTGTCTGGACGTTTGCTGTTTTCAACAAAGACAATGACTTTTGTTCAGCCGATAAAACCTTTTCTGCTTTCGTTATTTTATCTGGGCTTGCACCTTCCGCTTGAAGACCCTGTAAATCACTCTGCGCTTGACCAATCTTGTTCTCCTGCCGCTGCAAGACATTAGTCCAATCGGTTAATCTATCGATTTCACCTTGAGTCTCTGGACTAGAATCACGATACGCTTTCAAGGCATCCATACTGACTTGCTTTGACTTGCGTTCAGTAATGACTGGATCTTCTCCAAGGAATTTATGGAACCCCTGCTGTACTGCCCGTCCACCAAGGCTAAATAAAAGACCTGAAGCGATCATTGCTTTCATTTCTTCCTCGTTAGACGAGTCAAGCACTCCTGTTGCAAGGCCGATTAAAGTTGGTTCAACACCCAACCTAGCATATTCACCTATGTTTGAAACCATGTCATCACTAACAAATCTCAATATTTTTTTAGTGGTGTCGCTTACCTTTCCAATGCCCTCGTAATCGACCACTTCTCCTCCACCCTCCTTGATTCCCTTTGCCTTATCTTTTGCATCATCAAGTAGCTTTTTAGTGTCTGCATACTCGTCAGTACCTTCTGCCAGCGTTTTCAGTTTTGCAGTAAGATTCTTAACTTCATCCTGCTGTTTTGCTATGCTTCCAAGGGTTGCCAATGGCCCCATCTCGCCACCAGCAGAAATGCGTCTTGCGGCACTTATTTCTTTTATAACCTTTGGCGTTTCTTTTAGTGCCTTAAATCCAACTTTTAAACCAGCAGCAGTTAGTCCACCAGCAACCATTCCTCGCAATGGGTTCTGTGGATCAATTTCATAACCCAATCCAACGCCAGTAACATAAGGGGTATATTTTGCTATGGTTTGGAATTTTGGACTTCTTTCAAGATATTCACCAGTTGCTTCAATTCCTTTTGCTGTTGCTCCAGCCGCACGTTCAACGGCATATAGGCTTCCATCTATTAAACCTGTTGTTTTTTTAGATTCTAGTTCCTTTAGTTGTTTTTCTTTTAAAACACTTTGAGCTTTAGACTCAATTTGATTAATTTGATCGTCCGTATAACCTATCTTTTTAAATTTTAACTTAGCCAATGGAGTTAGTCTTTTTGCTGCCTCAACGACACTAAATGCATAGCCAAATGTATCCATTCCAAATCCACCCGGCACAGCTAAATCACCAACCGCTTGCAATTGCAAGTCTGCTTCTGGGATGGTTTTTTTTGTCTCCTCTATCGCATCAAGCACATTTTGTTCAATGGTAGCCTTCCTCTTGGACTCCGCTTCTTCTTTGCTCAACTTTGGATCCATGATCATCATCTCCTCCACAGATGGAGTTGATAAACTAGCGAAGTAAGAAAGAGCAGGAGCGTAAGTTGGCTTATAAATATCCATTGCCCTAGCCCACGCACGGGGTTCTTCTTTTACCATTTTGGCTTTGACCGAATCAAGGAGTTCCCTTGTCTTCCATCTTTCATAGGCTTGATCTTTGGAAAGCAATCCAAACTGCTCACTTATTGCGTCCCACGTTTGCAAGCCACCTAGAGTCATTTTAGTAGCCATTAATCCAAGACTTGGAGGAAGGTCAGCGAGGGTAGCAAGTGTTTCAAATGGAACCTGCTTTGCTTCCATTCTTTTCTGCTCATACTTTTGATCAAGTGCTTGTATTTGCTCTTTAGTAAGACCCTCTTTTATCTTATCAAGATATTTAGCGTCTGTGTATGAGTCTGGGTTAGGTTGCTCTCCTCCCTTTAGTGGTGTGTTAGCAATTTCCCATGCGCGTTTTCTCCACGCTTGAACTTCTTGCTGTTTTTCTGGAGATAGCAATTGTTCAGCTTCTAGCCCTTTTGCGTAATCAGATGTTTGACCAAGCAAAAACGGAACACCTTGTTTTACTGCTTTTGCGGATCCAGCTATAAAGTCTCCCGCAATTCCTACTGCCATTTCGGGAATCTCTCTAAGCAAGAAATCCGCAGAAGAATAGGTTAAATTATAAAAATCCTCTTTATTTTTAGGAATTTTATAAGGGGTTATTTCCCTTAAATAATCAAATATTTTCTGATCTTCAATATCGCCAAATATAACATCTGGACGTTGTTTCTTAAATTCATATAATTCTTTACCACTCAATGTTCTTACAAAATCATAAGCATCTTTTTTCCATTCCTCTACAGGAGTATCTCCAACTAGTGCTACCAACTGATTGTGGGCTAATGAATAATCAATTTCTGGTGCTTTAGGTGGTGTTGGTTCTGGAAGTCGTGATGGGCTTGGTTTTGGCAACTCTGCCACTGTTTGACTTACTGGAAGCGGAGTAGGTGAGGGTTGCGGAGTAGCAACTGGTGCTGGAGTAACGGCAACTTCTGGTTGAGGTGTTACAGACGGAACTGGAGCAGGAGGGGTTGGTGTAACAGATGGGACTGGCGCAGGAGTAACGGATGGAACTGGGGCAGGGGTAACGGATGGAACTGGTGCTGCTTCTGGCTTTTCTCCTAAAGCAGCATCAATTTCATCTAGTATTGCTTGAGTTGGATTCTTTGGTTCTTGCGCTTTGTCTGTTTGCGCTAGAGCATCATCAATTGTTTTTAGCAATTCATTGTAATCACTCATTAGTATTTATTTCCCTGCTTTTTGCGCTTCTACTATTTTTTCCCGTATAACTATTAAATCTTGTCTTGCCTTAGCTTCTTCTGGACTGCCCTTTGGAAGAGTTGGTAATAGCCTTGCTATAGCAGTAGCTTGATTATTAAGATTTTCTTTATCGGAAGCAGCTTCTTCTGGAATATTAAACTCAAGTACAACATTTTCTGGATCAAATCCTTTTCTTTTGGCAAGTTTTGTATACATGGTTTTTAATCCACTATATTCACCCAACCTAGATTCATATTGTTTTTTAGCTTGATTTAAAAAGTCTTGCCTTTGATCTTGATTTAAAATAATACCATCTTTTGCATTATTAAATGCGTTTATAACTCTTCCGGGGACTCCAGTTGTGTTTTGTGCGCTTGCATACTCTCCCTCTCTTACAGTGGAAGTTGGATCAAGCAATTTCATAAATCCAAATATTAAAGCCATATCTGATGCTGGAGATGGTTTGTCTGTTTCTTTTCTTTCTCCCGCTGATCTAATTCCTCTCCAAGCACTCTGAATTATTTTATAATCTTTTGTAAGTCCAAGATATTCTTGCCGCAATTCTTTTTCATCTTTAAAAGAAGGTTCTGTTGATGTTTGGGATTCTGCCAATTCTTTTCTAGTCAATTTTTTGGGAATATTTACCCTATATCCAACATCTCCACTTTTATTTTTAAACTGCGTAATTTCTGGATAAGCATATTCACTTCCCATGATTTCAGCAACCTTGTCAGCGGCAGATGATGCGACACTTGGATCTGCCCACGCTTGAACATATTTACTAATATCTTTTGGTTGTGATGCCTGTGCTACTGGAATAGCTTTCTCAACACGAACAGGAGCAACATCGCGCATTGGTTTGTCGAATTGGTATCCTACTCCAGATGGAACTGGTTCCATCTTTTCATCTCCAGACAATTCTGTCATTTTACCAGAGAACTCAGCCCTCATCTTTTTAGCCTCTTCAGGAGTATAAAGACCTCGGAATTTTGACATTAATCCAAATCTAGGCTCCTCTGGTGCTGGTGCTTGAGGTTGAGGTTGAGGTTGAGCATCAGTGGACATTGTTTGACCAGCTGGGGTGAGTGTTCCAGCACCCATCGATGCCAATGCTTGCTCTTGCTGCGCTCCAGCAGTTCCAGCACTTGCTGTCAATTCAGGCAAGGGAGTGTTCCACAATGCGGCAACTTTTTCTGGAGTTGGGTTGATTTGACCTAGAAAATCAGAGCTTTCTACATCGTTTATATTAAACAAACTAGGTGTACTTGAAACGTCTGCTTCTGGATCGGTTGGCAATGAATCACCAATAGGAGTTTCATCTTCAAAACTACCATAGTTAATAGTTTCCTCACCCTTGTTTCCACCTCTTTCATTTACTCTGTTTTGAAGATCTTGATACCTTAAATCTTCCATTTGTAACTCTCTTGCAGTCTTTACTCCACGAATTCTAGCGATATTTTCTTCATGTGCATACTTTGCTTCGAGTGCTTTTTTTGCTTTTTTCTCGTCTTCTTTATCTTTAAATACCTTAATTATAGGTTCAGCAAGTGCTTGGAACCCCTTTGCAGCACCCATGCTGACTAACTCCTGCTGCGCGGATGGAACCTCGTATTTCGGCATGGGAGTAAACGATACGCTTACTCCAACGTCTAAAGGTTTCAGCGCAGAAAGAGGACTCGCCCCAAGATTTGCGGTCTGTGGAGTGTACGAATAGCCACCAGTGGGTAGTGCCATAAGGTTATACCCCGCCGAATGTTAGTCCAGATGCTGAAGGAACTGCGAATTGGTTTACACGGGAACTGCCACCACCCGCTCCTTGATTTGCCATTGCGGTTGTCATTGCAGGGTTAATCATGGTTGGGTTTGAAATGTTAGCACCAGTGGATGGGAGTACTCCAGATGCTGCACCAAGGTTAGCGAGCGCACCTTGACGAGCAGTGTTGATGTCGTAGCCAGTTCCTGTCGCGGCTGCCCCTGCACCTTGTGCCGCAAGCAAGCTACGTTGACGTGCAGCGGCATCCTCTGCTGCCTTTAGTGCATTCATGCCACCAATGGACTGCTGTGCGCGCTGTGACCCCTCACGCGCAAGCATTGACGCTTGCTGGTTTTGGGCTTCGATCATAGCGTTGCGTTGAGAAAGATCCGTTTCGCGTCTAGCGCGGGATGACTCTTCTCTATTTTGACGCATTTGCTCAAGTAACACGGGTGTGTTGTCTGGTGCTGGTGGTGGTGTGGGCATTTTTCCTCCTCCCATAATATTACTCCTTAATTTTAATGTTAATTGTTTGGTTGTTGTTAGTGAAATACATTTAATATTTCAAATTGTCAATTTCTTTCTCGCTTCTTTGCACAAATCAGACCCCGGTTGAAATTGTCTGCAAGAATTCGGTCTGTCTGCATAGATCATACAGCACACTTTCTCACCAACTTTTCCGTCCAAGGCAACGCATCGAGAGTCAGTCGTTTTCATTAGCGGGTAGTCTTCCCTTTGCATCTCTTTCGGAATACCAGTCGCATCAGATCGATCTCGTCGCAACACAGGCCAAGACCACTTAAAGCAACAACAAGCACCGCATTTTTCGCAGTCGTATTCATCGTCCATTAATATTAAAGCGGTCTGCGTACTTGAGCGTATGGATTAAATTCACCACCGGGGGATGTTGCTTGATTCCCAAACTTGTTGCCATAAGCACCAATTGCAGCAGTTCCAACGGACTTAAACGCATCTGCCCATCCTTGTGATACTTTTTCATCACCAGACTCTGGAACATCGTAACCACCCATAGATGAAAAACCAAGACTGCCACTTCCGTCACCACTTCCACGTTGCATGGCAGACCACGCTGAAGCGGAATCAGACTGCGATTTAGCAGCACGATCATACGGGGATGCTACCGCTTGACCAACCTTTCCAAATGCGTCTTTCAATGCATCGCCCATTTGGTTCTGCTGTTGCTTTTGCGGATTGTAATCAGGTCGAGGTTGCGCTCCAGTTCCTAGTTTTCCTGCCAATAAATTTTGCGCGGAGTCACCTGTTCGACCAAGTGCATTCGAAATGCTTCCTACAATTCCACCATATTGGCTATTAGCCACTGGTGTTTGTGTTGCTCCTGTTGCGTTTGCTGCATTTGATCCACCCATAATGTTATTATTCTTTGTTGTTCCAATTCACTGGTTTAAATCCCAAGTCTGGTATTACGATGTCATCGTAAGGCGCAAGATGGGAGATGTTAGTAATCTTTGCTTTTAGCTTTGGACAATCGACGTGTGGCCCTTGGTGGCGATCCACGCAATTAAGGCAGACAGGATAGAAATCAGCATTCAATGACTTGTCTGGATTGTTCATCCATCCATGCTTGCCCTTTACATATCGAGTTGGATCTGGTTGGACATTGTTAGTCTCAAGGTATTCGTATACATTCTCATCATTCCAATCTTTTAGAAGGTAAAGCGAGACAGGGTTTCCATCGATGTGACGGATATCTTGTGACAACGAAAGTTGACCTTTCATTAGGTCAGTATCTCCACCTTTAGTTCCAATCCAAACTGCATTCCACGGAAAATTAAATGTTCCAGTTGGTCGCATCAAAAAGTCATCTACACCACACATGAATGGTTCATTCGCTTTAGGTCGTTCAGTTCCCAAAGACAGAACAATGGAGTTTTGACCCCACTGGAAATAGTGAAGCAAATCAAAGCGAACATCTCCAGTATGGACATCAGGCCCATCTGCAAGAGTGTGCTTGAATGCTGGGTATTCATACATTGTCAATTGCCAATCCTTAATTAGTTTGTCTGAATACGCATACCTTTCGCGGAATTTTGGTTGCCGAAATTGAACCACAGGGATATCAATTCCACACTTAAATTTTAGAAGGTGCAGAAGTACAGTTGAGTCCTTTCCTCCAGACCAAAAGATGACCGCATTGGGCCATTGTTTGTTCCAACGAACCACTTTATCAATTGTTTTATGTATTAAATTTTTCATTAAACGATAATTGCCGCACCAAGTGCTGCTCCACCAACTGCACCACCAGCACTGATCCACGATCCCGTTGCTGCATTTTTGCTTTGAGCATTTTGGGCCATAACTTGGTTCATCATGTTATTATAGTTCTGAGTGTCAGCAACATTCGCAGTGTGAGCGGATTGAATATTACCCATTGAGCGGTTAATTGCATCCTGTGCGGTTTGACCTAAACCTTGCGCTCCAGAGAGGACACCACGTTGCCATTCTTGGAGGCTCTGTTGGTTCTGGCCTTTCGCTGCTTGTTGGGCCGCAACCAATGAGCCGGGGTCAATTCCACCTTGCATTTGAGTTGCATCAAGATACTTTTGACGCAGTGCCAAGTCTTCCAAAGCAATCTGCCTACCCTGTGCCGTGGATTGATCAAACATTGCAGACTTGCCGATAGTGGATCCCATGTCGATTCCAGTTCCCATCATTTGGGCCAATCCTTTTGTCTTTGCCCATTGTCCCAACTTGTCTTGCCAACTCTCAGGTGATGTTAGTTTCTCAACAGTCTCACCCATTCCTGCTCGCATCCTTGCTGTTGCTGGATCCACCGACTCTTCAAATTGACGTGCGCGATTGGCATTTTCGATGCCTAATTCAAAAGATTGTTTAGATACCGCAGATGGATCAAATGTTTGCTCAATTGGCTTTAACTGGGTAGCCATTTCAAATAGTCTGCCTTGAGACGCAAGACCACCATACATTCCTTTGTTTGCCTCAGATGCCATCATCATGTTAATATCAGGACGAGGCTGTTGAATTGCTGGTTTGTATGTTTGTCCACCCATAAGTTTAATTAAGTTAAAGAGTAAACTTCTCTTTTGAGAGGAGTCAACCCTAATTTTTGGATTATTTCGTTTGTAAAGTTAGGTCGTTCATCGATTAAAGGTACACCAATGTACCCCGGTGAGTTTGAAAGTTGCGAATGCGCTTTCCAATCGCTCATCACCTGTATAACATCTTGTGGTCTTGTATACTTAGGATGAAATGCTGGATACACAGTTGGCATAAAAACATGATCAGAATATCCAAATAGCACACCATCACGATAATGTGCATAAACATTAATATTAGGATGTTCTATGATCTTGTGATCGAATTCTTCAGCAAAATCAACAAGTTCCAAGAATTCATTGGTTCCTTTTTGAACAAGTTTATATTCAATTTGTGGCCTCATATATATTAATTAAATCCAACCAGAATGTCATCTGGATTGGCTATGGTTTGTGTATAGTTAGCAAATCTGTCAGCCTGTGCCTTCAGGATATTGTTGCGAGTAGAGTTACTACCGCACACCGCGCATGGCAAGCAATTATTTTGACCAGTCGTGAATGGGATTGACGAGTAAATAGGAACCACGGGATCATCACCGAATGGACTGATGAACTTGTTTGGGAAGCTAGTGACCTCTTTGGTTGCTGTGGTGATGCTTGGCATATTAACAAGGGTTCTGCGCTTTAAATTGTTGAGCAGCGGAGGTTGCGGATTGCATTGCAAGCACTCCTGCTTCCTCTTGAGCGTGTTCAAAGCTGATGTAAGACAAGAATGTTGCCGATGCCGTAGCCGAAATCGATTTTGTAGGATCAGCATTACAGATCAAAGTCACAGTTTTCCAAACCTTCGCGCTATATGAGTTGTCGTTTGGTGATTGTTGCTCGTATGGATTCGGAAGTAAATCAATCGACAATGTTTCACCAGTTTGTGCAACAACGCACGATTGCGTCTCATCACCCTGCGGAACACCAGTGGATTTCTCCTGCCAAGGATCCATGAAGAGTCGAACAATTTCCACTCCGAATTCACCGCACCACTCGATTAGTAACGAGAATGCCTTATCAACATCATCAGTCAAGTATGACTCGCACGTTGAAACAAGCGAATTGCGTTGAGCGGATTCAGTCGTAAGTCTTCTGTATTGGGAGTTCAAAAACCCTAGATTCTTAATCTCCGATTCGTATGGTGTGTTTTCCCACTGGTAGTCAGCAGTGACTGCAAGAATGCGTTTCTCTAAGATCGAGTTGTATGACCCCTTGCTGCCCCTGTAGGACACTTTTAGATCAACTGTGCCACCAATCTGCGTTGATTCGATCTCGGCATAGACAAACTTCTTTAAATCCATCTCATCACCAAGCAATGGAGTTTCAAACTGCGAGTAAATCCGATTGTAAAGTGTCGTTGTTGTTTTGTCTGGATTGATCTGAAGGTAAGAATCCACTCGTTCTGGCTGGAACGATTCCCAGAGATGGTTAAATGATCCATCGTTTGTTGCTGCGTAATCCACAGAAAAATGAAAACATCGAGACTGCCCGTCAACAACACCTGTAGTCCACTCAACTGGACGAGTGCCTGTCCAAACTCCAGCCCATGCTGGGAATCTGCTTTCCCCACTGCCCCATTCGGAAGCGGCAGCATAGTCCATTACCATCGTGTCTGAATTTAATGTCTGCAAGTAAGGGATAGAATAGAGCAAGTAGTTCTCAAAACCAGTGGCACAAATCTTGGTTGGGTCTGATGCCATCAATCTTTTAGCCCTTGCCATCTCAACATCTTTATACAGCACCTGCGAGGACAGATACGATGTCGCTGCAATATCACCTGTCATCAGACCACCTTGGCTATACCACCACATTTGACCTGCTTGGAAAGCGATTGATTTTCCTGCAACGCAACCAACAGTTGGGTAAAGTGTAGATTGGAAGTTTTCAGTTGTGACCCATTGATCTCGATCAAGGATGCCTGATTTAAGCTGGAAGGTAGAACGATCTGTAAAGACAATCAATCGGGTTGACGTATCTTGACCAACATAACTTGTCATGCCAGTGATAGGACGTGAAAAGCTAAAGTCACCACGGGAAGTGCCAGTTGTACGTTCTTGGAATGAGGTTGGATCACCTAAATCAGATGCAAGTACGATATTTTTATCGGCAATCCACATTCTGTTTCCAGAGTATGCCATCCAGTATCCAACGGGGATCGTGGAAAGTTGAACACCTGCCTTATCAGCACCATCCCAGTACGAAGGGTATGAAAT